ATATTATCGCAATAATGCCGAAAAAGCAAAGAAAATGAAAATGTGCCGTCTTAACGGTCTTATTAAGAAACAATACGAAATAGACGAACAAACACAAACAACATTTAAGAGTAATCTACACACCATAGTTCGTATCAAAGAACTTATGGATACGCTTGATGATGGTGTGGTGAATACTTTTTTACTTCACAAACACAATATCAAAATCAAGAAGATTGTTCCCGATGGAAGAGGTTTAGGGGCAAAAAAGAAGGAGGAGAATATTTAGGAAAAAATGTTCTAAATCCGTATTTTTTAAATCAATTATTTATAAAATTGATTTAAAGATGAAATTATAATCTATTGTATATATATAGATGCCTTGTCTAATAGAACTCCCAAAAACGCAACCGCAGATTTTCACCGAACATTTAGAGAAACACTCTCTTATTGGTTTTGGAGGTTATAAAATTAAAACCTACCTTGACGACGATGGTATTTTGAAAAAAATATTAGGAACTGGAAGATGGAAGCATATCAACAGCAAGAATTATAAAAAACATATTGGAAAAGACAACTACGGAAACGACCATAGTTCTTTCTATATTATTACTGGAAAAGATGCTGGTTATATCGGTATTGATTTTGATACACAAGTAGCGTATGACGCTTTTATAACACACAACCCCGAGTGTGCTAATTTCTTCACACAAAAAACCAAGAAGGGTTTTCACATTTTATTTAAATACGATAAACGTTTTAGTCATTCGTGTTCTAACGACGCACACGAGAAAGATGAGTTCAAGATTGATTTCCGTAGTGATGGTGGTATGCTCGTGTCTTACCCAACAAAATATAAACATCACGAAACAAATGAAATATATTCCTATGATATTCATATTGACGGAGAACTGGGAACAATCACAGATAAAATCGTAAAATATTTTGACGATAATGGAGTGGTTTATTACAAATTGAAAAATGATACTAAAACTCGGGTCAATAAGAAGAAGGAGGAAATCAAAAAGACGATTGAAGACAAGATTGAAGAAGTCCAAGATGAATTAGACGAAATTAGTTCTCAATCGGGCAAGGTTTTTATCCGTATGTGCGAGTGTTTTGATAAACAAAGAGTAGCAAATTATAATTCGTGGTTTGAGATGGGTTGTATGTTGAAAAATCATTTTATTAACAAGAAGAATGAAAAAGAAGGAAAGGATTGTTTCAAACACTTCTCGCAGTTAAAAGACGAAAACGGAGAAATGTTTTATCCCAATTATGACCTTGAAACACTACTGGAAAAATGGAACACTATGGAAGTCTTCAAAGTAAAAAAGGTTGATAAAAATAAATCGTGGGACAAAATTAAGAAATGGGCGAAAAAGGACAACGCTGAAAAGTTCAACGCCATTTTTGATATTAACGATTTAAACCTCACTTCGTCTTACAGCGACCTCAAAACCGCTTTTGAAGAAACAAATTTCAAAGTGCGTAATCCCGTATCATTTTGCGAAGTTGTTGATATTGACGGACAAGAAGAATTAGTTTGGCGAACACCCGCAGAAACTAATACGCTATATGAAAACTTGTTTTGGACGAAATATGAGTATATCCCGCCAAAAGACGAAGACGAAGGTGAAGGCACTTGGAAAACAGAAGAAAGAGAGTTTATTAAGGATTGGAGAAAAGACACCGAATTATTAGAATACGAACGAGTTGATTTTAGACCATATTGTTTGGAAGATACGACACCCGACAACATTTATAATCAATTTCGGGGGTTTAATGCGATGAACTATTATTTGGATTGGTTGAAAATGGGAAATAATAGACGTGAAGCAGAGGATAATGACGAAGGGATTGGTATTCTTCTTCAACACATTAAAGATTTATGTGGTTGTCCCGAGTTTTACGAATATTTCCTTGATATGTTGGCGTTCAAAATCCAATTCCCAGCAAGGAAAAACAATATTGCTTGTATCTTCAAGTCCTTACAAGGTGCGGGAAAAGATAGTTTCTTTGATTGGTTCGGGAATGAAATGCTCGGGTCAAGATATTACTTGAATATTCAAGGTCTTAATCAATTAGAAAATTTCAACGCCCTATTATCGTGTAAGTTGCTCGTTGTATTAAATGAGTTTGAAATCAAAGAGAGCATTTCCAATAAGGAAAAGTTTAAATCTCTCATCACAAATGTAGTGAATGTAATCAACGAGAAGAATGAGAAGATGCGTAAGGAAAAGGATTACACTAATTATGTGCTACTGACTAACAATACTATCTCATTTTCAGTTGAAAGTGGCGACCGACGATTGACTGCGACAGAAGCAAACAACGCTATATGTAATAATAAAGAGTATTTTGATGAAAAATATGAATACATATATGGTAAGGATAAATACGGAGAATATGTTGGAAAATCCTTTATTGCTCCTTTCTTCCAGTTTCTATTAAATAGAAATGTTGAAAAGAAAGACTGGATTAACACTCGTGTTAAAACCGAGTATTATAATACTCTCCAAGAATATTCTATTCCTCCTTTGGTTCGCTTCTTTGAATATCTCAATAATCAATATTTCCATTATGGAGCGGGATACAACGGGCGTTGTTCTACGATTACTGATACAAAACATTCCGTATTCTCTGCGGGTGAATTTTACGACTGCTTTAAGAGGTTTAGAAGTGATTGGAATTACAAATCTGCTGACTGGAACAACACTCTCTTTGGAACACATTTGAGAACCTATATTTGGGACGGCGATAATGAGTTAGAATGTGAAATACCTTACAAGTTTATTATTAAGAAAAGGAGTAAGGTTATTTGTTATGTTCTTGATAGTATTAAAATGATTGAATTTTTAGAAAAAGAAGGTATTATTAGCAATAATAATGGTGAGTGTTTAATAACATCTCATTTGGAAGATGGAAATGATAGTGATAGTGATTAATACCTTACTGATTATGCTGTTGTAGTAAAATTGTCGTAGGGTATATTTTTTACATCAGTCTTATTACGTAGGGTTGTCGTAGGGTATAGGAAAAATAGAAAAACACTTTTTATTAGTTTTTTTTACATTCTCTTACCTATTATCATAACAAATATATATATTAGTAAATAATGTTAATATATATATCGCATACTACGTATAGTTCGTATAGTATTTTCTGTTTTCATAAAAAAAAAAAAAAAAATTTTGAAAAAAAAAATTTTGAAAATGTTAGGAGTAAAACGTCCGCATACTATACGAACTATACGTAAAATGTATTTATATAAAATTGATTTAAAAAGATAAGAACATATAATAGTAAGATGGATAGTATTGAAGATATTGTAAAGAAAGGGGAAGAATGGCGTGAGAAAAGAAGACTTTATAAAAGGAAGACAGCAACAAGAATAAAAGAATTAAGAAATTGTGGAAAGCAACTTGAATGGCGAAAAACAAAACATACTTGCGGGTGTGGAGGTGTTTATAATAATCATACTAAAAGCACTCATATCAAAACAAAAAAACATACTGATTGGTTGGTAAAACAAGCGTCCAACCCTACGTAATATACGTCAAATATATTTATATCAAGATGATATAAATACATAACAAGTATAACTGTATGGAGAATTTGTTATTAAATACTATGAAAAGGGACATAGAGTATCTTGAAGCACACGGCGATATGGAAGACGCACAAGCAAAGCGTAATGAATTGGAATTGTATGTGTTATTCCCCGACGCAAGGTTCATTATAGACGGCGATTTCCTCCCTATGTTAGATGACCTATTGACGGAAGAGAAGCACATATTTTTATCCCACACTCGTTATTGCTGTTGTTGGGACGAAGAAGAGTATAAACCAACGGAGTTCTATGAGATAAAAGGGGATAAAATCACATATAGATATGTGTTTAACGAACTGATACGCCAAGACTTCAATCCCGATTGTAATCATTACTTTTTAGAACTAATAACACAAACAACAAACATACAATTTGATTTGTGTATGGGTTCTTAATATTTTGTTTAAAATTACTTCTCATCATTTTCCAATACTTTTTCAAATAAATCTCTGTCGGGTTTTCCTTTATCAATCTGTTTCGGGTTCAACATAATAAACCCATATACCCGAGCAATCGCCCACATTTCTTGGGATAATTTCTTACTCATATCTTTTACTGTTGGGTCTTTCTTGAATGAACCCAAAAGTCTAACACTCTCGGGGTTTGTTTCATATGCTCCCGCTCCTCGTTTTTCAACTTGTTTCAAAATTCTTAAAGGAATACCCGAAGTATCTGCTAATTCTTTAATAGAATGTGATGTATCTAATGGAAATCCAAAGAACTTATTAAACTTTTCTTTGTTTGTAGGCATATATATATGACTACAAAAAATTATATCTATTTTGGAGAAGCAAAATCCGCTGGGTCAAGATACTCCAAATAGTTCTTACGGAACTTGCGTTTAGGGTCTTGACTTTCCTTGTCTATAATAAGCACTTGGAACTTATCATTCGTAGCATACTCAAACATATTCTTCAACTGGTTAATATCATCAAGACTATAATCCCTCATAATCATCTTCAATTCTTTAATCCCTCCCAATTTTAGGAACACGGCGTAATTAACATTCTTACGAATGATGGTAGGCACATCGTAATAGGATTGTGTTATATAAATGGCGGAGCAATTCTTCTTACGACAACGGATAAAATAGTTGATAATAGGAGATTGGTTTTTTTTATTCACAAGGTCATCAAAGACCACTAAATATTGGTAGTCTTTCTTAAATTCGTCCATATCGGGGATACTGCTAATACCTTCGCTAATGATGATGCGACCCTTTGATTTATCTACTAAATGGTTGTATAATGGTTCGTCCTTATTTGCTGTGATTACAAAGACTTTATCAAAAGTTCCGTCCATAATATGGAGTAAATTATATACGAAAGATGTTTTACCCGAACCCGAAGGAGCAGAAACGAGCATTCTAAAATGAAGTTCTATGTTGTGTTTATCAAGTCGGGGATTATCAGCAGTCGTTTTATATTTCGCTGGTAGTTTTTCATAAGGATTTGGAAGCGACATATATCTATATATATAGGTAGATAAAAAAACTGGTAAATAATTATCTCATATTAATATAAATGGCAGAGTATGACCCACCGATATATGATGTATCAATTTTTAACCCAGCGTATTTTATAGTTGAAGATGGGATTACGAAGAGTTATTTAAATGCTAATTATTTACAATTTCCAGTAGGACAAGATTTAGAAACATTACCCGATTTGAGAGTTGAAAACACAAATATTCATTTAGGAACTGACGCTGGATTAAATACACAAGGAGATTTTGCTATATCAATTGGAAATAGTGCGGGAAAAAATAATCAATCTGTTCGTGGAGTGGCGATAGGAGATTTTGCTGGTAGTGTTTCGCAAGGTAATTCATCAGTAGCATTAGGAAACTATGCTGGAAATGATAATCAATCAAGCGGAGCGGTTGCTATTGGTATTCAAGCGGGGCAAAATAGTCAAGGGGCGAATTCGGTTGCTATTGGTTCATATGCGGGATATAGTGGCGGAAATTTAGGGGCGAATAGTGTTGCGATTGGAAACGCAGCAAGAGCGACTGGAACAAATAGCGTTTCTGTGGGACATAATGCCTCAACATCAACTTATACGAATTCGGTCGCTATTGGTAATGGAACTACTTGTTCGTCATCAAATCAATTAAGAATAGGGACGAATAATACGGCGTATCAAATGGAAGGACGACTTAATTTAGTGAATTCCACAAACAAAAGTTTAATTTCTTTCGGTAATGCTGTTAAGATGTATAGGTATAATAATGGTTTAACTATTGGAAACTATGGCGATTTCAACATTAGAGTAAGTGATTTTACAGCAGAACCTACAAGTGTCCCATCATCACAAGCGGGATTTGAAGGACTTTGGATTACTTCAACTGGACGAGCATATCTTGGTAGTGGAGTATCAGTCCATTTAAGAAGTGTTCTTGGAGAAGTATATATAACTGGTTATACTACCGCTGGTAATGTATCTACTATCGGGACGAGCGGACAATTATCAGTATCAAGTGATAGACGATTGAAAGAAAATATTGAAACCTATGATGAACCCAGTATTGATAAAATAATGAAATTAAAACCATCGTATTACAATTGGATAGAAGGAACAGACAAACGAAAAGAACTTGGTTTTATCGCCCAAGATGTAGAAGATATTATACCCGAAGCGGTAGATGGTAAGAAATATGAATATGAATGGGAAAAAGATAAAGAAGGAAAACCGATTTTAGATGCGAGTGGAAATCTTCAATTTACAGACACACCAAGATATAGAGGTTTGCTTGATAGACCTATAATTGCTGTTTTAGTCAAAGCAGTCCAAGAACTTAAAATGGAAATTGAAGCACTAAAAAATCAGTAAATAATTATCTCATATTAATATAAATGGCAGAGTATGACCCACCGATTTACGATGTATCAATTTTTAACCCAGCGTATTTTTTAGATGAAGACGAGATTACAAAGAGTTATTTAAGAGCGAATTTTTTGGAATTTCCAATAGGACAAGGTTTAGAAACATTACCCGATTTGAGAGTTGAAAACACAAATATTCATTTAGGAACTGACGCTGGATTAACAGACCAGCGGGAAAGGTCTATCGCAATAGGAAATAGTGCGGGAAAAACAACTCAATTACGAGATAGTGTAGCAATCGGTTATAGAGCGGCAGAAACAAATCAAGGGACTGATTGTGTAGCAATTGGTATAGATGCGGGAAAAATCAATCAAGGTAATCAATCCATCTGTATTGGAAAAAGGGCGGGAGAGAGCACGTGTGGTTCATCGTCAATTTCAATTGGTAATGTAAGTCGTTCTGCTGGTGCTAATTCGGTTGCTATTGGTAATGGGGCAAATACAAATATAGCACAAAGGTCAATAGCAATTGGATATGAAGCAGATGCCTTTGGAACAGAAAGTATTGCTATTGGCGATGCTGCTACAACAAGCACTTATACGAATTCGGTCGCTATTGGTAATGGAGCAACCGCAACCAGTAGTAATGAAGTGAAATTAAGTGATAAAGCAAGTTTTATTGGAAGTGCTACACAAGGATGGGTATTCGGTGATTTAGGAACTGGTCTTTCGGGTTTTGCGGGAATACAGAATATAAATTACGCAAGGGACGGAACTAAATATGCCCTTTTACAGAACGCTACTACTGGAACTACATCTGTCGGTGCTCCCGCTCAACTCAATTTAAATGTAGGTAATACTCTACGAGCATTTATTACGGACTGCTTACGTATTAACACAGCGGGTATAGCGTATAACGGAACTACTCTACCATCGGGCACAGCAAGTAATCAAATTGGTTTTAGGTGGAGAGGCAGTTCAGCAGAAGTAGGCGTTGCTGTTGATAATGTGCTTAGTGCTTATTTTGCTTTTTTGAGTGATAGAAGAGGAAAAAGGAATATTGTGGATTACACAGATGGACTAACGGGAATAATGAAATTAAAACCGAAGCAATATGAAATTTTAAAAATAGATGTTGCTAATTGTGATTTAACTGGTGATAATTGTATTATTAGAGATTTGAGCGGGAATACGATTGAATACGATAGTGAAGGTAATTGTTGCGATAATACTGAAACATACGGCGAACTGAATACTGGTTTGATTTTAGATGAAGTAAGACCAATTTTCCCCCAAGTCTGCGTAGGTGGCGATGAGAATAGTATAGGAACTATTAATTATGCTGGATTAGTTCCGCATCTTGTAAAAGCAGTTCAACAACAACAAGAACAAATAGAAGCACTTAAACTGGAAGTAGAAGCACTAAAAAATCCATAAAAAAATCTCATACTAATATAAATGGAGGAGAGTTCCCAAGTATTCTATTTGACTATTATCAGTATGGGTATAGCGTTTATTTTAGCATTATCTCGTCAAATGTATAAATCCAAGTGTTCTCGTATAGAATGCTGCGGAATGGTTATAGAGAGAGATACACACGCAGAAGTAGAAATAGATGAAAATCCAAATCTTCAACATACACCATCAAGCACAGATTTAGAAGGAGGACTTAAATTGGATACTATTGATTTAAGCAAATTAAAAGGACAAGAGCATAAAAAAACAGAAAGTCCCAAATAAAATGTTGCTTAATTATATAGAATGAGCGAGTATCAAATAACTAAACGTCAAGAAGACAACGCAACCCGAGAGAACGTAATTATATTTCCAGCAGACAAAGATAGTAAAAAGAAAATTGAGGTTTATGATGAAGATGGTTTATATATGTTTAGCATAGGAGATAAGCGATACAAAGACTATGATATTTATTTGAAGGAGAAATCAAAAGAGTTTGCCGACAATCGTAGGCGTTTGTATAAAATACGACACGAGAAGTATAGACATAAAAAAGGAACTCCGTCCTATTATGCCGACCGAATTCTTTGGTGAGTATTAAAGATAAATTAGAAATGAGTAATTTATCTTTTAGTTTAATCATCGTTCTTCACATACGTAGTTAGTTGCTGCGAACTTGAACCCATCTGTTCCATAGTATTAGCGATTTCTTTATTCTTCTCAATTGTATCTCCAAACTTATCTGTTAAATATGAATGACGGAGGTTATTCACAGAAATTTTAGCATTAAAGATTTTGTTGAGACGCTGATTGAGTTTAACGGAGTTCAACTTGTTTCCATTTACGTCAAATAGGAGGTAATCATTAGGATTGGTCTTAATCCATTTTACTAAAATTGCTTGTAGTTCTTTTGGAACTTTAACTGACTGCTCCCCATAGTGTTTCTTGGTCTTATAATGATTAAAATAAAGCGACCCACGATTGTAGTAGTTGTGTTCGTCTTTGGATATATTCTTAACACGGAACTCGGTGAAATCTAAAAGACGGCGTGGCGGAATAAAAAGACCGCCTAACAGAGCGACAATAATATACTCTTGGATAGATTGAAGGTCGTTCATATTTAGTGCTTGTTTCTTATAAATCTGTTTAGCATCTTTTTCCAGTCTATCAAAAACCTCCTTAATCTTATCCTTCTCAATCCAATTCTGTTCTTGCGTGTCGGTCTTCTGTTGGGTCTTGATAAATGAATTGTATTTGTTAATATCTGTAAGCATTAGTTTCCTATAATCTTCGTTGTCTGTGAGGACAACCAAAGCGGATAAAATAGATTTCCTTTTATTCGGTGGAACATCTTTGATGTATTCAATTATTTCTTTTGTTTTATCAAAATTAGACAATTTAATAGGTTTATCGTCAAATACTTTCTTGTAGAGATTTCTCAAAATAGATGAATAGGTTGTGAGCGAACTATCACTCAAAGAATTTCGTTTTGATTTCAATTCCTCTTTTAAAGACATTCTATACATATTAAAGAGAAATTAATTCTGCCTAAATTATCTTAATTGTGATTATTTAGCAAAAAAAATATCTATGTTAATTATATAATGGTTTATCTTACAGAAGAACA